GTGGCACAAAAGAAATTTAAGTTTGATATTGATCCATTAATGGATGACCTTCTTAGGCAGGATGTATTGTTAAAGGTTAATGTTGGTATAAATGCCACAGATCCTATGAAGAAGATCCAGAGTCTTATGATGGGAATTACCGCATTGGCTGAACTTCCAGGTGTTGTACAGACGTTTAATGTACCAGAAATAGTAAAGGAAGTATTTGGACATCTTGGGTTTAAGGATGGTTCTAGGTTTGTTAATTCAGAAGCTGATCCTCAAATAGAGGAACTTCAACAGCAATTACAACAGATGCAACAATTCATTGAAACTGAACAGCAAAAGACTCAGGCGAGACTACAGGTTGAGGAATTGAAACAGAAGGGTGATGCAGCAGTCGCTAGTATAAAGGCTGGCGCTGATGTAAGGATAGCTCAAATGAGGTCTCAATTAGAATACATAGAACTTCAATTGAAGCAGTCAGATACTGAAACTAGAAGGGGAGAATTGATGTTACAACGAGATGCTTTGGTTAATCAAATAGCAGAACAAGAGATAACTAGACAAGCAGAAATGGTAGGCGAAGGGCCTGTGGGAGTAATGGCACGAGATGACTATGCCGATATTCCGTATGCTGTAGGATAATGGCAGATTTCTATAATCCAGCAGACGTTACTACCGAAGATTTATTAAAAAGAGTAAAGGTTTCAAATCAAACAAGAGATTTTATAAGATCATCTACTGGAACAGCAATATGCGAAAGAGCTATAGGAGAGTATCTTAAAGCAATTAGCTCGCTTCAAAAAATTGCTGTCGATGGATGGAGGGGCTCCCAAGAAGAGGAGTTAAATGAATACCGCGCTATATCAAATAGCCTCGCTACCCCGTTAAAACTACTACAGTGGTTGGATGCGACGATATCTGATGGCGAAAAGGCTGAGGTTCTTTCAAGATATAAAGATGCGGGAGAATTATAGAGGAAAATGAAATGGCTGATAATGAAGCTACCCACGAAGTGGATGCTACAGAGAAAAACATTAGAGAAGGTTACGTAGAAGAACCTCAAGAAGAAAAAGCAGAAGAAGTTCTTTCTGAGCGTGAAAGGGTAATGAATGAGATTGTTGACCTCAGAGAGCAAGAAGAGATGGGGGAGGAGTTAGAAGCAACAGAAGAAGAAGAACAAGAAGTAGAAGAAGTAGTTGCTCAAGATGCTCCCGTATGGAGCGATAATGGTAAGTGGTTTACTAAAATAAAAGTAGATGGTGAGGAAGTATCAGTACCATTTGATGATCTGAAATCGTCTCACCAAAAAGATAAGGCGTCACAAAAACGCTTTGAAGATGCAGCAGCATATGGAAGACAAATTCAGGCTCGTGAGGAGCAGTTGAATGCATATGTTGGACAGCTGAAGCAGCAACAAGCTGCCAGGCAACAGCCGCCACCCACACAGGAAGCGGCACAAGAAGGGCAAGATGATCAGGACTTAGTTAAGGAATATCACGATGCTCTTTACCAAGATGATGCGGCGAAAGCCACACAATTATTTAAAACCTTGACTGATAGAGGGCGCAGGGAACCTGCCACCCAGAATGTTGAAGAGGTTGTAAATCAGGTCCTAGGAAGGGCCATGGCGCAAAGACAAGCGGAACAGGAAAGGCAACAACGGTGGGCCTATAATAAATCTCTTGAAGATGCTATTCATGAGTTTCAGGAAGGGTATCCAGATATAGCCGGTGTTCCTGAGTTACGTGCAATTGCTGATAATCAGACGGTCATCCTTATGGAGGAACATCCAGAATGGACACCAAGTCAGATTATAAAGGAATCTGCTGAGTACACGCGCAAGTGGGTTGGAGACAATACTAAACTAACCCGCGACAATACTAGGGCTGTACGCAAACAAAGGATTGTAAAGCAGCCTAAAGCGGCTAGCGCTACTTCTAGTATGCCGGATGAGGAAAGTTTTTCAACTAACCCCACCGACATTATACAAGAAATGAAGGAGCAGCGCGGCCAAGTATTATAACTTCTAAAGGAGGTATGTAAAATGGCTGGACAAGTATGGTCAGTTAACACCTCCGGTGGTTATATGTATGCACTAAATCTTAGCCGTCAGCTAAGAATGGCAGTGCAGCCGATTGTCAAATTCAGACAGTTCTGTGATGTCAAAGATGCAGCCCATCAAGGGTTACATCGTGGTGATACATTCCATTGGAACGTGTTCAGTGATGTTGGTACCCAAGGTACTACATTAACTGAGACCAATACTATCCCGGAAACCTCGTTCACTATTTCTCAGGGAACTATGACCATTACGGAAGCTGGTAACAGCGTACCGTGGACAGGTAAATTAGACGATCTCTCTGAGCAACCTGTGGCCGAAGTAATTCGGAAAGTATTGAAGACCGACGCCAAGAAGGCCTTCGACAATTTAGCGGCTACACAGTTCAATGCAGCAGCATTGCGTGTTGTTCCTACTGCTGGTACAAGTTTAACGGCGATTACGTTAACTACCAATGGTACGGCTACACTCACCAATAATGTTGCATTAGGAACTTCGCATGTGAAGCTAATTGTTGATGAGATGAAAGAGCGTAATATACCCGCCTATACAGGCGATGACTATTACTCAATTGCATGGCCCTCAACTTATCGAACGATGAAAGATAATTTGGAAGGGATCAAGCAGTATGTTGATCAGGGTTTCCGAATGATCATGAATGGTGAGATAGGTCGGTATGAAGGAGTACGTTTTGTTGAGCAGACTCATAAGTCTAAAGGAAGTATCGGTACAGCCGCTACTGCCTGGACTAATGGTTTGTCAGATTGGGCGTTCTTCTTTGGCGAGGATACTGTAGCAGAAGCGGTTGCTGTTCCAGAAGAAATCAGGGGTAAAATCCCTGGTGATTATGGACGTGATCGTGGAATTGCCTGGTACTATCTAGGTGGCTTCGGTATTACACACACACAAGCAGCCCAGTCACGTATTGTGATTTGGGACAGCGCAGCATAGGAGGACATTATGAGTTATTCAGACAAAAAATGGACTCGTATTGAGTCCGGCGCTGCTCAAGACATGGGCAATGGAACACCTACCGTTTTTTCCTTTAAGGGGCCAACGGGTAAAAAGGGAACCATTGTTGATGTCGGCATTGAAGTAACGGAAACGTTTGCTTGTGATAGCACGGAAGCATCATTTCAAGTTGGAACTACTGGTGATGCAGACGCTTACTGCAAACTCAATATAACGGATGGAACCGCATTAACTGATACATTCAATATCCAAAACGATACGGATGCTATTATTGATGAGGCCTTACCTGCCGATACTCAGATAGAATGCACTCCAGTTGTTGGGGTGGATTCTGGTACTGAGGCTGGTATTGGTTATCCGTATGTTGTTGTTGCGTGGTATTAGGAGGTATGTTATGGCTGAAAAATTAACAAGGGCACAACACACTGCAAGTGGTAAAATACCCGAGAATGGTTTATCCTCGCTTGAAAATGTAAGTGGTGAGACTTTAGCATCACTTGCATTAAACTCGCATGGGCCGAACCAGATGCCTATAGGGGTAGTTCATAAGTCAGTTTCCACTCCACGTGGTAAATTTACTTTTGACTAATAAATAAGGTAGGGGGGGCTACGGCTCCCCCAATCCTTTGGAGGAATTATGGCTAAGTATATAAATGAAGTTGATGCGTTTTTGTATGGGCGAACCAAACCGACTTCTCCTAAAGAAGCATACGGACATGATAATTGGAAGGGCCGAGGCTATCTAACTATGGACCAGATGTCTGGTGGTGGAGAGAGAGGAAGAGAGTTTATGGCGTCACAGAGACGCTCTAACAACATGGTTAATGTTGAGGGTAATGAGGTTGGTGCATGGAATTTGGAATTTTAAGTATTAGTGAATATAATAAACGTTCCTAAAAAGGAAGTAGAAGATTTTATCCCTGAAGATTTTGGGGGTAAAAGAGAAGTAAAGACAGCGTGTGTTGTTAGATACGGTGGGTTTGGAGATATGATTCAAACATCGTCCATATTTCCAAGACTAAAAGAGCAGGGTTACAGGGTATGTTTAAATGTAACCGAGCGCGGTGCAGAGATATCTGAAAGTGATCCAAACATAGATGAGTTACTTGTTCAGAAGACTGATCAGGTTCCAGCTAATAGGCTTCTAGAATACTGGGAAAAAATGTCCCCATGTTTTGATAAGGTTGTTCAATTATCAGAATCTATAGAGGGTAACCTATTAATAATGGGGTCAAGATTTGAGCAGTTGAATGGAGAATCCGTTAGAGTTCCTGCAGATCCAAGATTTAATGGGTGGAGTAAGGAAGAGATACACAAAGAGTGTAATAAAAATTACATGGAAGAAACCCACGATAGGGCTGAAGTTCCATATGAGTTCTCTCCTAAATTTTTTCCAACCAAGAAAGAGAAAAGATGGGCTAGGGATGTAAGAAGAAGGATAAAAACCAAGAATGTAATTTTATGGGCTCTAGCTGGATCGTCTGTACATAAGGTGTATCCATGGACAGATATGGTAATATCCAGAATACTTCTGAAAAGGGACGATGTTTCATTTGTAACTGTGGGAGATGACCTATGCCAGCTGTTAGAGATGGGGTGGGAAAAAGAAAAGAAAGTAATTACTAAATCAGGTAAGTGGTCTATACGAAAGACATTGGCTTTCTTAGATGTATGTGACATAGTGATAGGGCCGGAAACTGGAGTACTAAATGCGGCTTCGACATTAAATTGCCGTAAAATAGTCATGCTTTCTCATTCATCCAAGGAGAATCTTTCTAAGCATTGGAATAATACTGCCACACTAGAGCCGGAGTATTACAAAGATTTTTGTTTCCCATGCCATAAATTACATTATGGATTTAACACTTGTTACAGGGATGATGCAACAGGAGGTGCTATGTGCGCTTCTAATATTAAACCAGAAACAGTAGTATCAGACATATTAGGAAATCTTAAATGAGTACATATTTAGTGCTATGCCAAGATATGGCTAGAGATGTCGGTATACCTGGGACTGGTCCGTCTGCTGTAGACGCCTCTACTCTTTCTGAAGAAGAAACTTCTGTAGTTAGATACGTAGCTCAAGCAGATCTTGATATACAAAGTAGATGGTTTGATTGGGACTTTCTTTGGAGCGAAGCAACCATCACGGTTACTACTGCTACATCTACATTGGTGTCCGGCGACACTGGATTTCCAACTGATTTAGGTAATTGGAAGTTGGACTCTTTTGTATATGATAAAACATCTGATGATTATATTATATTAGAATATATGCGATGGAATGAATACAGAGATATATATAAGTACGGCACCGTTGCAGAGGATCTTCCAGAAGTTTATTCTCTTAAACCAGATAATAGCATAGATCTATACCCCACTCCTAGTGCAACATCAACTATGGCTACGGAATATTGGGCTACACCAACAGAACTAACTACAGATGCCCAAGTATCTGCAATACCCCCAAGGTTTCACAAGATAATTATAGCAAGGGCTAAGATGTACTATGCAGAGAACGAGGATGCCCCAGAGATTATGGCGGGAGCATTAGCAGAGTTTGAAGACTTGTTAGATAAACTTGAGGCTGATCAGTTACCAAGACAGAAGAATAGAAGGTTCTCGTCTGCTCAGAACTTAGATAATTTTGTGGTAAGAACAGAATGAGCAAGCTTGCTAATAGACAGATAACTCCTAGTAGACTAGAGTCTACATACTTTCCATTTGAAGGTGGTTTAAACATGGTGGATCCTTCTCTGGCTCTTAAGCCTGGAGAACTGGTAGCTGCTAAGAATTTTGAGATTGATATTCGAGGAAGGTATAGAAGAGTAGATGGCTATGAAAGATTTGATGGCCAGACTCTTCCGTCTGAGATCACCTATTATAGGATTCCTTTTACTGTTGGTACTGCTAGGGACTCTGTATTTGATAGCGCCTTCAGTACTGCATTTGACATGCAAATACCTTCCAAAGGAGATTTGGTAAAAGGCGAGACTAGCGGGGCTATAGGATCAATACTGCAAGTTAGTATTGAGGATGTAACTGGAGATGCATCAGCGGGATCCTTCTCTAATTCAGATGCAGAAGGATATGTATACTTTACTGTTGTAACGGGAACACTGGAGGATGGAGAAACTATGTTTTTTCTAAATAAAGATAGCGCGTTTGGAAGCGCATTTAATGTGGAGTACGGATAATGGGAACACCAACAGCGTTAAGAAAAGAAAGATCAGTTCTGACTGGCACCAGTTTTGCTAATAATACTACTGGTGCTATTACTGCTCAGATGGTCAGGCAATATGTAGAATCTAGCATAGGTGGTTATGCGACTATATGTGCTAAGGCAGGAACACCAGCCAGTCAGGCAATAGCAACCGCTTCAACTGTGACTATAGATTGGAATGCAGGAAGTACGGGGGCCGATGCAGAGGATGATACTGGAACAGTGTCTTCAACAACTGTAGGAACAGATGCTGATTTCGCTAATGATAGGATTAGGATATATGATAAAGGATTCTTCATGGTAAATCTTGGTATAAGCTTTGCACAGACAGGTACGGACACCGTTATATGGACATTTAGAATTGCTCACGATATAGATGGTGCTGGTGCAACTTATCCCGGATATGATGCGGCTGTCCAAAGAGTAGCGGCAACTTTAGATAATATGGTATCTGCTTCTGGCATAATTGACACTACGGGGCACACTACTTATACGGATGTGTTAGCACAAGTAAAACATGGAGATTCGGGGTCTGAAAATTTCCAGATGCACTACGGTCAGTTGTCAGTCTTTAGGGTTGGTTAATGGGCGTTCTTGCTACGTGCCTTTCTTATGGTCCTCCTGTATTAAGGGATGCTACTGTAGATTCTTCATTAGTTACTGAGCTTCAGACAGCCCAAGAAGATCAACGAGCAAACATAAGCGTTGTTCCTGGTGAGGGTAGTGTATTGGGTGTTTGGCAATATGGCGCAAACGTTTATGCATTTAGAAATAAATCTGGTGCTGCAACAGCTGGAATGTACAAGAGCACCTCTACAGGGTGGGAAGAAGTAGACTTAGGAACCGCCCTTAATTTTGATGGCACTACTATTGATGGAGAGCCCGTTCCTGGAGATACTGGTACGCCTACAACTATAGTTGGCGCTGGTGGGGCGCAGGGGGACTTAGCTGGTATATCTTACTATGGTTTATGG